ATACTTTAACCCTGATTGGGATACTGAGTTACAGTAACATCAGAGGTAAATGTTAATACTGCGCATATTCGCAGCAACAGTCCTCACATTATTTCTATTTTTGCTTGGTCAATCAACCGCGAGCGCTACTGACCCTGCCCCAGAACAGGTAGCAGTTAGTCCTGCTTCCACAGAGTCTTCGAACGAATCGACTCCAACTCCATCTCCAAGTCCAGAACCTTCTTCTGTAACTTCGGACCCTCAAACTTCCAGTACGAATTCTGGTGCTGAGGCAAGTCCTGCCCCGAGCCCCGAGCCAACTCCAGAGCCTTCACCCGCTCCTTCAGAGACCTCAACATCACCTTCACCAACACCCAGTCCAACGCCAATCCCAAACCCAACCCAAACAGAAACCACCACATCAGTTACCCCCTCTACTATTGAAACAAAAGTTGAAAACGCAACTATAGCATTAAGCACTGCGGTTGCAGCAGCCAGTACTGAACAAGTAGCTGCTGCTGCTGTTCCAGTAGCTGAAGCAACTACAGCAATTGCAGCGGCAGAGTCAGCAACAGCCGTAGCAGTGACCGCAGTAGCAGCAGTTGAGTCACAAACAGCAGTAGTAGCCGTAGTAACGCAGGACGTTACTACTGCAACCGCAGTTGTTGCTACAGCCACAGCAGCAGTTGAGTCACAAACAGCAGTAGTAGCAGTTGCAACAACTAACCTAACTAATGCTCAAACAACATTAACTGCTTTACAAAATACCCCTTCAGATAGCAAAACCTATACAACCGAAGGCTATGTAGCCCCTGTTGCTCCAGAAACCCCAACCGTGACTACTACAACGCTTCCAGTTATGTATGACGGCTTTACAAAAATTAATACGCCTTTTGATATAAAAATGGGTAACACAGTTTATGAAGGGCAAGGAACAAACAGCCAAATTTATGTGACTTCAAAAGCAACTATTACCTTTGGTAATGGCGACTATAACTGGTGGGATTTTCCAGCAGGAGCACATATCTCAGTCTTTGGCAGCGACTTTCAAAGTGCTGGACCTAACTCATCTACAGTAGTAAAGACTACTGAAACTACTCTAGAAGTTGACTGGAATTTGCACAAATTTGCAGAACCAAATAGCCCTATTACAAATGTAAATTGGAAGATGACAGTCAATCCAACAACAGGGGAATGGACTGGTATAGGAACCGTTGCGGGAAACACAACACAACTGCATAACGGTCCTCGTATTGGTGTTCGTGAAACTGCAGGTGCTCCAGTACAGCCAATGACCAATGTAACCAATGAAACTTTAACGGCTCAAATTACAAGCCAAACAGCAGTAGTAGTTGATAAAACAGAAGTTAAAGCAGTTGAAGTTGCTGTTCTTGCAACTGTTACAGAAGTGCAAACAACAGCAGTGACAGCACTTGCAACAGCTCAGACCACATTAATAACAGAAACTCAAACATTAACTACCCTCCAATCAACAGCTACAACAGCAATTACAACTGCTAATACTTTAGCTGATACCGCTACATCTACAGTTGCTGCTGCAGTCACAGCTCTTCAAACTCCAACTCCTCAGCCGACTCCAGCACCCGAGCCAACTCCCGCACCGCAGCCAGAGCCAACACCAGCCCCACAACCAGAGCCAACACCACAACCCGAACCTTCACCAGAACCTCCTACAGTTCCACCAGTGGTCCCCGAGCCCACCCCGGTTCCAGAACCTCAACCTGTTCCTCAACCTGAACCAGCGCCCGTCGAGACCCCTGTAAATCCCATTCCAGTGCAACCCGTTGAGCCCGTTCCAACTCCTGAACCTGAGCCGCAGCCAATCCCAGAACCCGTACCTGTTCCTGAGCCAACTCCAGAACCCGTTCCTGAGCCTCCTGTAGAGCCTGAACCACCTGTGGCACTCCCTGACCCTGAGGGAACGATTGGTGAGCCACCTACTGAGCCTGCCACAGAAGAGCCATTACCACCCATAGAAGAGCCACCACTACCGGTAGAGCCCGAAGCACCACCCGTAGAGCCCGAGGCGCCTCTGGAACCTTCCATACCCGAGGAACCAGCACCAGAACCAGTGTTACCAGAGCCAGAGCCAGAAAATCCGTCCATAGAACCATTAGAACCTCCTATTGTAGAGCCAGAGCCTATCACATCAGAAGAAGTAGTTGCAGAAGTTGAAGAGGCATTATCAGACGGAAATTTAACAGCAGCAGAGTCTGATGCTGTTGTTGATTCCTTAATGGCTGACGGAGAAGTTACAGAGGCTGAAGCTACGGCTTTAATTGAAACACTAAGCGATGGCGGTAAATTAACCGTTGCCGAAGAGTCTTTAATCTTAGATGCTTTATCCGCTGACGGAGAGATTACACAAGCAGAGGTAAACAACCTTTCAGAAACTCTTGCTGGAGATGGAAAGTTCACAACAGCAGAAAAAGAACTTGTAGCAGAGGCCCTTATTGAATCAGTAGCTCCTGGAGAAACTCTTACATCAGAACAAATTCAAGAAGCTGGCATTGCTTATCAAGACCTTCCTGAACAGACCCCTGTTGAGGTTAGGCAGGATGAAAACGGTAATGAAGTTATAATTACAGCAGACGTAGCTGCGGCTCTAGTTTTACTAGAGAACCCATCCGAATTAGTTGGCGCAATATTTAGCGACCCAGGTGAGGCACTTCAAGCACTAGGAAGTATCGGTGCAGACATGTCCCCTGAAGAACGTGAAGAAGCAACTGAAATGGTTGTTGCTGCCGTTGTGGCTGCAGGTGCTGCTATGAATGCAGTTGGTGCAGCAGCAGGTGCTACTGGAGGTTCAACCTCTGGAGGCTCAAGTGGTGGAGGAAATTCTGGGGGAGGAGCTCCTTCCGGAGATAGTAAGGGAGTTAGGAGACGTAAACCATGAAGATAGTTAAAGATATGATTGACCAGCTATGGACTCTATTAGGAATGTTTATTGCCTGGGTAGTTCTAGATGGCTCAGCTAAGACCGTTGTGGGATACGCAATTGTGGGAACATTAGTTGCTTGGGCGGTGACCTACCCGCTTAGAAATCCGAAGGACGAAGAATGATTAAAAGACTTACATTATCTGCCCTGCTTGTTTTTTCTTTGACAGGTTGTGGATATGATGGGCATTTTAGATACCCATGCCAAGACCCCACAAATTGGGAAAAAGCAGAGTGTAAGCCTCCAGTTTGCACCGCTACGCAGACTTGTCCTGTAGACTTAGTTAAAACATCAGACGGAACTACCGCTACTGTAAATCCAGAAGGAACACCAAATGAGTAAAGAACGATTATCACCACAAGACTTAGATGCTCGCTTAAAGTTTATTCTAGGAATCACACTAGGAACAATTCTGCTATGTACATCACTAGGCATTCTTTACGGCCTTTTATTTGTGACACAGCCAATTGGAGCACAGTCAGAGAATGACAAAATGTTCTTTAACGTTCTTGGAAGCATCGCTACATTTATTACAGGAACTCTAGCAGGTATCTTGATTGGTTCATCTGGTGCTAAAGACATTATGAAAGCACAATTAGATAACAAAGAGATGGATGCTAAGAACACTCAAGCAGACAAAAAATTAGAAGCTGAGATTGATGCTACAGCAGCACGTCTTGCAGCAAAGCCAGACGGCGCTATGCCAGAAGAACAACCAGTTGATACAGATTGGGATAAAGACTAATGGCAGAACAAGGAACAGCAGCACGTCTTATTGAAGTTGCTAAAGAAGAAATTGGCGTTATTGAAGGCCCTAAAGATAACGAAACAAAATACGGCGCTTATACAAAAGCTAACTTCCAACCATGGTGCGGAAGTTTCGTTAATTGGTGCGGAAATGAAGCTGGCGTAAAAATCCCTAACACTGTTTATACTCCAGGTGGAGCGCAAGCTTTTAAGAAGGCTGGTTCATGGATTGACGGAGATATTGCAGACCCAGAACCAGGAGATATCGCTTACTTTGATTTCCCCTCAGATAACGTCGATAGAATTTCTCACGTTGGTATTGTTGTAAAAGACAATGAAGACGGCACCGTTTGGTGTATAGAGGGAAACACATCTTCTAAGAAGTCTGGAAGCCAAAGAAATGGCGGAGAAGTTTGCAAGCAACTTCGTGCTTTCAAGAAGAACAAGGCTGGAGTCATGGTTTCAATCGTTGGCTTTGGTCGTCCTAAGTTTAAAGCAGCGGGTTCAGTGGTTCCAGCGGCTAAGTGCCCAACCTGCGGTAAGTAATGTACTACCTAACCCACATAACCTTCCAAGGGGTAGTTATAGTAACGCTATGCGTTACTACTGTTCTTGGCATGTGGTGGGCAGAACGTAAATGATAAGAGCTTTTAAGGCTTATTGGTACACCATAGAGAAAGTAGCATAAACTTCTATCATGGCTACTTTTGATATGAAAAAACCCTCAACTAGTGCAGAGGGTGATGCAGCTTCTAATTTTGGTAAGAAATCAGGAAAAGCATCTGCTTTCGGAAATGCACTACAAGTTGGTGTAGGTATCTTTGCTGGTTCTAAAGGTAAAAACCCTAGTCAAGGTGCTGGCGGCGGTGGCGGCGGTTCAAGAGAACGAAGTGCTGAAGACTGGCAAAATGAAAACACAATGAAAGAGTACGACCTCGATAGAGAAACACGACGAGGCGACTATCATTATGGAGCATCAGGTAAAAACACCCCTGAAGGTAGCAAACTAAGAAAACTTGCTGCGGATGGTAAAGGTGGATTTAGCGTTGAATACGGAGATGTAATTAAAGATGTACAAAATCAAACAGCTGGTGACTCAACACCAAAACCAAATCCTTCCGGGCATGCTGAAGGCAAGCAGTGGAGCTCTACAGGTAAGTCTAAGGGAAGAAAAGGCACTTACACAGATACCCGTGCAGCTGTAGCTGGCGGTCATATTACAGAAGAAGACGCAATAGAGATTAGCCCAACATACGCTAAAAAATACGCATCTAGAGCAGCAGGTAAAAAAGCAGATGCTTCAGGATTTGATACACCTTCAAAACCAGTTAAATCTAGAAAGTCTGGTATTAACAAGGCTTCTGATGGAAGTTACTCAGTAAACCCAGAACCAAGTTCAACAATGTTAAGTAACGAAGCAAATTATTTAGCAAGTAAACGCCGTGGAAAAAGAAGTTAACAGCCCCCTAAACGTCCCTAGTGAGCCAGTAAAACTACTTACTGGACGTAGCAGAGAATTTAGAGACGCTATAACAAAGGCAGGTTGGAAGCCATCTATTCCCGGTATGGTGACTCAAGCTATTCAATGGAACAGGTGGTCCCCATGAGTAGAGCAAAAGAGTTTACATACGTCCAACCCAAACTAATAACAGTGCGGGATTCTCGGTTTGGACTACGTAAGATATTCTTAAATGACAAAGAAAAGCCAAGTATCAAGAGCTACATGAACCCAGGACGTGCTTACCACGGTACTAGGTAAACAACTAAAACCATAAATTATGGGCTATCCTAGACGTTTAGGAAGCCACTAGGAAGGAACTAAATGGCAATATTTAACGCGGCTCGCCTCGCAGGCCCGCTTCCACTTACAACCTCAGACGCCCAGATAATCACCCCAGTTGTTGCTGGTCAAACTGTAGTAGTAAAGCAGCTTATGTTTACAAACTGTTCTGGTTCCGCCGTAACACTTAACGTCAACCTTGTACCCAGCGGAGGCTCAGTCCTAACTGGAAACAAAATCGTGTGCGACTTGTCAATTGGTGCATACTCTAATTTAATTTTTGCTGTTGATTTACCTATGGTTACCAACGAGTTTCTTACAGCAAGGGCATCAAATGCCGCTGCTGTTAATATAACTGTTAGCGGAATAGTGATTACCTGATGCCAAGACCTGGTGATGTTAGCGTCTATGGCGCAACTGTACTTTCAAGTAATGATGACGGCGACCGTAACATCTTTGTTTCTACTGGTGCACCTGTTAACACCGTAGGTCAAGACGGAGATATCTGGCTTACATACACGAGTGCGTAGGTCAGCATGTCACATGGGTATGTTAAAACACCTGGCGGATGGCAAGTAGCCTCTGCTTACTATGTAAAAGTAGCTGGTGTTTGGCGACCTGTAACTAACACTTATGTAAGAGCTAACGGTATTTGGAAACAATCTTTTCCAGCAGCAGCTCCTCCTCCTCCACCTCCTCCTCCTCCTCCTCCTCCACCAACTCCCCCTCCTCCTGCGCCCCCTTCACCTGGCGGTGGCGGTTTAGTTTCTTGCGTAAGCATCGGATATTATTACTGTAACGGTACATCAGTTGTTGCAGGCGGAGCTGTGTGCGGAACAGATAATGGTGTTGCATTTGGTGGATGTACAACAGGCTCTTGTTGTTCTTACTGGCAAAACCTTTCTGGTAATCCAAGCAACTGGATTTGTGGCGCTTCAGGAAGTGTATCCCAACCCACCTGTAGTGGTGGCGTAGGTGGTTGCACTACTCCACAAACTTTTACTGGTGGAAACTGTTATTGTGATAACAACAACATAGCCGACATTTGCAGTCCTTGCACATCTCTTAGCCAGACAGGACCTTGTGGTAATAGATTTTCTGCGGGGTTATACTGCGGAACATTTTATGGAACTACCGCAACAACTGTTGCAGATGGTACTTGCGCATCAGGGACTCGTAATGCAACTCTTTATTCTTATTCCGACGCTTATTGTAATTCTACTATTCAAGGTGCTTGCACAGGAGTAACACCTCCTCCACCGCCACCACCGCCTCCAGCTGCTTCTTCATACGCTTATTACTGCACCACATCTGTTCAAGGCGCTGGAGTAGGAAACTGCAGTTATAACTCTTATGCAACAAGTCAAAATGCTAGTGGTAGTGGTTACAACACCACATGTAGCTATAACAACACTGGAACGTATCCAGCTTGTCAATCAACGGGTACAGCTCCGCCTCCTCCACCTCCACCGGCACTAGATTGTGTAACGTGTGCGCTTGGAACTTCTTCTGAAGCGTGCACCGTTTATGCTGCGGGCCTCTATCTTCCTGGAACACGGTCAGTATGTATAACTAATTTTGGCTGCCCTAATACTTATGGTCCTTGTATTGCAACTAGTGCATCACCACCACCGCCACCACCACCTCCAGCCTGTACGTTTATGTACTACTACACAGAGTATCGGTCTTCCTGCGGTGGGCAAGCAACCATTACCGTTACTACATGCGGTGAAACTTTTGTTTGTAGTGGTGCAACTCCACCACCGCCACCACCACCTCCAGCCGTTGATTGCAATACTTGCGTCAGCTACGGAGGCGCTTGTGGAACCTACGGTAACGGAACTTGGTGTATAACTCCAGGTGCTTGCCCAAATCTCTGTCAAGGCGATTACAATTCAAATGCTGCCGCACCAACTGGTGGCGGTTCAGGAAGTGAAAACAGTGGCGGAGGTACCCCAACACCACCACCGCCTGACCCAGGACCACTATTTCCTCCCGGCGGAGATTTTAGCGGCGGATGGCAAGGTAAATCAGTCAACATTTCAACATTAGTAAGAACTCCAGATGGGCTAGCTCCTGCTGGGTCTATCGAAGTTGGAGATGTATTACTCTCTGCTGATATAACAGGGTTTCCTTATGAAGAGCTAGCGGGAGCAAACCTTGCTGCTATAAACTGGACAGGTAAAAACCCTGATATTGCTACTGTAGAAACAACTGTAGTTAATGTAGTAAGAAGAATAGCGCCTTCAGGAGTTATGATTAATAACGACTTGTTCTCTGATACTCACTACGTATTGATAAAACGAGGCGCTAAAGCTATGTTTATTTTGTCTTCTGAGGTGTTTATGGAAGATAAGGTATACAACTACAGCTCAAGCTCTTGGGAAAATATTACTCAACTTAGAAAAGCCGATATACCTCATGAGGTTGTGTCTATAGACTGCGAACCTTATGATGTGTTCTACACAGAAAGAATGTTGGTACACGACTCAAATACAATAGAATAACTATGGACTCAACTACAACTATAACTCCGATAACAATTGATGGTCACGCTATGATGAGCCTATCTCAGTACCCTACAGAGCTGGGTAATTCATGGATTCACAGTTGCTCTATCAACGCTGACATAATAAAGATATCTATAGGGCTGTATAAAAACAATAAGTACCCTAACGGAACTATAGTTTTTTCTCAATTTACTCCAAATGAGTACCCTGATATGTACACTATCCAAGCACCAGATTACTTAGGTTCTTACACGGACTCTAATAAAACAGTAGAGTCAAACAGGATGTACACAAATCCAATATACAGAAGAAGAGGATATTGGAAGTTTTTAGCTAGTGTTCTACGTTCAGTATTTTATAGTAATGCTGGAGGTATCCTGTTAGAAGGTACTAGAGATAGAAGTCCTATAACCAACAAGCTATACGCTACCCTCTCTAAAGTTATGAACCACAATAAGCCAAACTCTCCAATGCCTGGTGGTAGGGCTTTTATGCCTGAACAAGAACCTCCTAGAGACCCAGCATCTCCTGTGATATGGTTTGGTCAACGAATTGGGGGCTTTAATGGGTAATCTAGAAGAAGAACTATTAAATAGGGAACTAAAACCTTTTAAAGTATTTAAAGGTGCATCAGAGCCTAAAAACATATTAGATACAGTAATTAATAAAGTCTACCCACCAGATGAGCTGTATAAATTTAATAGCGGAGTAGCCGCAGATTTTTTAGGACTTGTTCCTGTAGAAGACCCAAATTCAAAAAATTATCTTGGTGCGTATAACAAACAAATAAATCAAGCTTTGCAAATTATTAGAGGACTACTGACTGAGGCCCTTAACTACTACGAGCTAAGCAGTAAAGTTGGATATTATATTTCTTCAGATTATGTAGAGGGTGTTAGAACAGATGTCTGGTATGACATGGGGGGCACTAGGGCGCCCTGCTTCTCTGGCATTTACTTTATAGAGTCTTTAGATACCTCAACTACTATTATTAACGACACCCCCTACTCAACCCCCAAAGGAACCATACTTTTGTTTGAGGCAGGTAAACGTATTGTTTACGGGGAAGCGGATGTAAAACTATTGACTTTTAGCGTAGCCCCTATAGCAATGCTAGAGAGGCAGTACCCACAAAAGTGGATACCAATTTTATAAATTTAATGTAAACTAGTGGACGGACGATATAGGAGATATACATGGATGGACTACCAGAGGGTTCAAAAAGAGTAGGGTTTGTACTAGACGGAGAAGTTGTAGACTTTATTGGAACCCCGCCTAGACTAGGCGCTATTCTTCTTGGAAACCCCACAATAGTAGACCTAACAGACAATCCAGAGGTTGGTGTTGGTTGTAGACATGATGATGGAGAGTTTGATTGTTCTCCACTCCCAGAGGAAGTAGCAAAAAAAAGAACGGTTAAACCTTGGGACTTACTTAATAAAGCAAATTATACTGATGACGACGAAGCTAAAAGCAGATTAGACATTTGTATGGGCTGCGAACATTTAATTAAAGCTACTAAAACCTGTAAAAAATGCGGATGCTTTATGCAAGCTAAAACAAAGTTAAAAGAAGCGACTTGTCCAATAGGTAAGTGGTAGGCAATGTGGCAAAAATATATGTCTCAATTGCGTCTTATAGAGACCCGTTAGTTCAGTCAACTGTAGATAATCTTTTTAGCACTGCTTCGGGCCTACACGATATTCATGTAGGGGTATTTGTTCAAGAGTTTGAATCCGATGACGCTTCTATAACTAATACCTACGATGGTAAAGTAAACTTTTCCGTAGACCTCCCTGGATGCGTATTTAGTGTAAGCAAATGCAGAGTTTTGGCAAACAGTTGGCTAGACCACAGTTACGACTATGTTTTACAAATAGACGCTCACAGCAGGTTTGAGAGTAACTGGGACAACGTTCTTGTAGAAGAGCACAGAGAAACAACACAGCGTTTAGATTCTAAACTACTTTTTAGTACCTACTTGCCCGGGTGGACTCCAAAACCAGTTGACACACTTAAAGAGTACTCTCCAAACACAGTGAGCGATTTAACTTATAACACCGATACTGCTAAAAAATCTTTGTTTGACACCTATGAGCTAGTTCCTCATCTTGTAGGCAGAGAAAGAAAAGATAACCTTGCTGCTAAAGGATGGTACGTATGCGGTCATTTTATTTTTGGACCAGCAGAATACTTTTTAACTGTTACCCAACCAAGCTGGGTGTTATTTTGGGGAGAAGAGCTTTACCACAGTCTTATGGCATTTACTAATGGTTGGGACGTTTACTTTCCTTATAGTTTACCTGTAAGACATATGTACCCGCAAGACGTAGAGGCTTTTATGCCTTTAAACAAACTGTGGAACGATTTTTATGATGAGTGGGAGATAAATAAACCTATAGCTACTAATTTAATAATTGACCACATAATAGATAGAACTACAGGATTTGAACACTTTGGCACTAAACGCTCAGTAGATGACCTGTATCAATACTTAGGGTACGATATAGGTAAATTATTTAAACTTTGGAGAGAGGAGTATAGACTTGACCACAACAGACAAAATCATTAAGTTTTATCATACTGTTCCTGTAGGTAGCAGAATGAATATTGAACAAGCTCCAGTAGACCGAGAGTGGATGGACCAAACAGGTCAAGGATACGCTTACAGGTGTTTGCCCATGACTTACGCAAACAGGCACGGTTGGTGTATACGTCTAGCACAGGATGTAGAAGTTGTTTGGGACGGGACTACTTCAGCCGATGGAACTAATATTATTTGTGGGAGAGAACAAAATGGAATTAGATTTGCTGATAATGGCACTGGTAACGGAATAGTAACTTTTCATTTAAACGCTATACCAAGAACCTCTAAAGATTGGAATTTATGGATTATGGGGGCCCCTAACCTAGTAATTCCTGGGGCGTCTCCGTTAAGCGGAATTGTAGAGTCAGACTGGATGTTTTCTTCTCCAACCGCTAATTGGAAATTAACTAAGCCTGGAAAAGTTGTTACCTTTAAAAAAGGAGACCCAGTGTTCTTCTTTATACCTATACACAAGACAGAACTTGAAGAGTTTACTTTAGAACATCATCCAGTAGAGTACGGAACAGATATAGATAAACACAATAGAGATTTTTCTGAATGGAGAAACCTTACAGATAAAGCTGGCATGGGTGTGTTTGGAAAGATGTACTTAAGAGGTCAACGTCCAGATGGAACTAAGCCTGAGTGGGAGCACAACCACAAAACTAAACTTAAACTTAATGAACCAGATACTAATATTTAGTAATAAACTAACGGCTTAACTACAATATTTAAACGCTTACGCATAAGTCGTCTTTCACGTTCAACAGTGCCAGCCCAAAAACCTTGAACAGCGTTTTCTAACGCATACTGTAAACAAGGTGTTTGGAACTGGCAACTATTGCATATCTTATTTAGTACAGGTTTTAACTCTATAGTTTCAGCACCAGTTTCTGGAAAAAACATATCTCCGTTTACAGTAGCGCAGGGTTGCGTACCGTCAAAACCTGGTGCTTTAGCCATATATTACTCCTTATTGTTTTTGGTATTAAATATCGCTGGATATTCAAGCAAAAATTGCTTAAACCGTTCTCCTTCCAAATATGTCCAAGAGGACCAGTCTTCTCCTCCTTGGGTCATATGAAACGCTATCTGAGCGTTTTTTACTGGGTTAAACAAATCAGAGTTAGTCAATAGAGAGAACTTTTCTCTCCTGTCCTCACCGAGGCTTCCTAACATGTTGATTTGAAAAATGCCATAAGAGTTGTCCCCAGTATTAGCATTTTTATTGTGAGCTAAAGGTCGTCCGTTAGATTCCTTTTTAGCTACGGCCCACGCTGTCTTAAGCGCAGACCCTTTAAATCCGACAAGAGTTAGAAGTTCTTTTAACTCCGTGTCCGTGAGTGAGGTCTTATCTGAGTAATCACTTAATGTAACTACCTGGACAGAACCCATATCTTTTGCGTCTCCAAGCTTATTTGAAGCTTGAGACGAGTCAGTTGCGGTTACTGTCATTGTGACTAAAAGGACCATGGTCATTGCCATGGCTCCAAGTCCCTTTGACTCTGGCGCTATGTTCTTTAACAAAAGCATTTGATTTCCTCCTTAGTACAAGGAAACACTGAGTTACGTATATATGTCAAGTTGAATAGCATGACAAAGGTGTGTTTTTATGACAAACTTTTTTCTACACTGCGTATAACGCCCTTTAGACAGGAAACACATTGATGACAGTTTTACAATGGGCGCAAACATTAGCTAGTTTTGCTACGTTTGCTTTGTTTACTATTTCAATAACTAATTGGTTATTAAAGAGTTGGTTAAAGGGGTATTTGTCCGAATTGAAACCAAACGGTGGAAGCTCAATGAAGGACCAGTTAAATCAAATTAGTAGAGATGTAACAGAACAAAAAATTTCAATGGCACGCTTAGAAGGACGGTTTACGCAACATATTGAGGAATCTGCAAAGTAGTTGGGCTTGACATCAAGTTGTAAATCAGGCAGACTAATTGTGCAGGCACTAACCTAGTTGTGTCTCGAAAGGTAGAGAAATAAATGAATAAAGCAATGTTGGCCTCATGGGGTCGCTCGTTCATGGCTGCAGCAGTTTCCGCATTTGTTGCCACAGGTGGAGATGTATTTAGCCTTGACCTAGAAGGAGTAAAAGCTATCCTCACCGCAGGTGTTGTAGCGATTCTTCCAGTACTACTTCGTTATCTAAATCCTTCCGATACAGCATTCGGCACAGGAGCTAAGTAAAATCATGAAATGTGTGAACTGCCCAAATAATGCTGAATATACTCTGGCTGACAAAGGCGCTAACCCAATAAGTTATTGCCCAATCTGTTTGCCACCACACTTACAAGTGCGGGCACTATCTGGGCAGTTACCACTACCTGGTACATCCACAGGTACCCCTATTATTGAAGACTCAAAGAAGACTATTAAGAAAACTGCAAGTAAAGCAAAAACTACAGAAAGTACTGTAGAATCTACGGAGGAGCCAACAGAAGAGGAAGTATGAAAATAACACGGGTAAAAGCTATTCAAGCCCACCCCGTGCCAGAAAAAGCTTATCAAGCTAAAGGTCCTTTTCCAGACCACCTCTTTAGAGAATCAAAGATAGTATTTGATTACGAATCCGAAAATGATGAAAACGGAAACAATTTTCCTTTAGGAGCTACGGCTCAAAATAATTTTAAACCGCCTAAGTATCTTAGGTGCAAGGCTTGTCATGCTAGAGTTACAGAAGAAGAAGCTGTTTTGCATGAATGTGAGAACTAATGGCTAAGAAAAGACCTACTATCCCTTCTTGGGAAGAGATGTCGTCTAGTTACACGTCAAATTTTATTGACGAACTTTTAAAAGACCCTAAAGAAAATGACCCTGAATTTCAAGTAATTGACGGTGGACCCTCTATGCGAACCACTACAACAAGCAATCCAGCTAAACCAAGAACTATAAAAGCTGGATACGATTTTAAAACCAACACAATGACCGTTGTATTTAGAGACGGTACTTGGTGGGATTATCGAGGAGTTCCTGAAGACGTGTGGTATGACTTTGTTAACGCACCGTCTAAAGGAGTGTTTCTAAGAGAGTCTGGGTTAGACGGTTGGGGAGACATGGGGCCTTCAGATGTAACCCGTATGCCAAAACACCGTAGGGAACAGATGAACGACATTTCAGAGTTTTCAGAATATATGTACGGGTCTAAACCTAAAATACCTACTTTGGATGATTATCTATTTGGAAAACAGGAGTAGATGAAAACATTCGGACCACTATACGTAGATGTAATTCAGTACTACCACCGTAGAGCTCTACCGATAGTAGAAAAAGGCTGGACTCAAGAAACTGACTTCCCCTACAGGAAAAGCAAAGTTTGTTTAGTTTTTAGAACCCCCTTCACTAAACCAGGTTTAGTAATAGGTATGTGGAATAAAAACACAGAGATAGTCTTTGAAGAGGACGCAGACTTGCTTTTGGCAAATGCTCTTGGAGCCCGTAATATGGGGCTCTCTACTGAGGAGATAGACGAATGGTGATTAGACGAAAAAAGAATTGGAACAAACCTTTTTCTGAAAAGGTAGCCAAAAGAGTATCCAAGATACCTTCAGGAGAACTTTTGGTTTGGTCAGACCAGATTCTCTATGAGTTAAGCCGCTGTCTTTCAGCTTACGAAAAGAACAGAAATCAAGTTTATTTGGATGAGGCCCTTACTGGAGCTGAAGCTATCCATGCAGTTGTTGACGAATTGCACAAAAGATTATCTCGCATTGAGTAACTACATTTGTATGCTAAAATTATATCCGCCAACTCTCTCCTTCTCTCCCGTGTGGCAGCGGCAGCCCTGGATTTTAAACCCAGGGCTTTCCGTCTTTAAAGGAGGTACAAATGTTTGAAGAAGATATTGACATTGATGAACTCTTTGAAGAAGAAGAAGACTTCGAAGAAATTGATGAGGACGACCTTGAACCCGCTGAAGAAGACGACGGGTTAGATGAGCTGTCCCGAGAGTTTGTTGACAAACTAGTAGACAAAATGATGGTGTTTTTAGTAGCACTTGTTGGCTATGAGTTGCATCCATATCAAGCACCACTTGCACGAAGAATTATGGAATCTGTAATTATTAATGACGGTGAAGAAATTACCGCTCTTGCTGCACGTCAGTCCGGTAAATCAGAAACTATTGCAAATACTGTAGCTACACTTATGGTTATTCTTCCACGACTTGCACGTATGTATCCAGATTTATTAGGTAAGTTTAAAGACGGTATCTGGGTAGGATTGTTTGCTCCAGTAGAAGGTCAAGCAGAAACTCTGTTTAGTCGTACTATTAACAGGCTTACTAGTGAGCACGCATTAAACGTATTAGGTGACCCAGAGATTGATGACGAAGCTAAAAAAGTTGCTGGAGTTACAAAGCAAATTAAATTGAAGAACTCTGGCTCATCTGTAATGATGATGACGGCCAACCCTCGTGCAAAAATTGAATCTAAGTCTTTCCACCTCATTGTTATTGATGAGTGCCAAGAAGCAGATGACTTTGTAGTATCTAAATCTATATCTCCTATGTTGGCGTATTACGCTGGAACTATGGTTAAAACAGGCACGCCTACCACACACAAAAACAACTTCTATCGCTCTATCCAGTTAAACAAGCGTCGTCAAACTTCTAGAGGAAATAAGCAAAACCACTATCAGTGGGATTGGAAAGACGTAGCTAAATATAATGATAACTACCAGAAGTTTATTAAGAAAGAAATACTACGTGTAGGTGAAGACTCTGATGAATTCCAAATGTCCTATAACTGTAAGTGGCTTCTAGAACGAGGCATGTTTGTAACCTCTACGGTAATGGACGAACTTGGGGATACCTCTCAAGAAATTGTTAAGGCTTGGCACAGAACTCCAGTTGTAGTGGGAATTGACCCAGCCAGAAAAGTTGACTCTACTGTTGTCACAGTTGTTTGGGTTGACTGGGATAGGCCAGATGAGTTTGGCTACTTTGACCATAGAATTCTAAATTGGATGGAGATTCAAAGTGAGGACTGGGAAGACCAGTATTTTCAAATAGTTAACTTTTTAGGTAGTTATGACGTGCTAGCTGTTGGTGTTGACTCAGGTGGTGTGGGTGACGCAGTGGCTCAAAGATTAAAGTTGTTGTTACCTAGAGCTGAGGTATACCCAATTGGAAGTAGCCAACCTGAGCAGTCTAAACGTTGGAAACACCTTAAAACTTTAATTGATAGACGACTTATTGGTTGGCCTGCCCATGCTAAGACCAGAAGACTTAGAACTTGGAAAAGGTTTTACCAACAGATGACCGACCTAGAAACTAAATTTACTGGGCCTAACTTTTTAGCTCATGCCCCAGAGGAAGCCCATGCCCACGACGACTATGCTGATAGTTTGGCTATTGCCTGCTCTCTAACCATGGACCTTACAATGCCTCAGGTTGAGGTCTCGTCGTCACCCTTTTTCAGATAGATTTGACTTTATCCTGAAAAATTAACGTTTTAATAAGACACTTGTACTGAGGCCTCAACCTTTTAAAGGAGTAATAAACATGGCAATTGCCCCAACACCACAAGTTCCAGAACGCTCTGGAAATACTTACGACCGTAAGATGGCTTCCGCTGTCCCAGGACAACGCGGACCTCTACGTTTTCAAGAAGGTATCGGAACCGATACCGATGTTCCACAAGAATTTGGAAAGGGTGCTGCACAAGGTTACACACCAGCAGCAGGCCGTCCAAATCGTAATGCACCTGTTCACACCAAGCCAGCTGAAGAAACTATGCGCGAGCGTGCTCACGTAGGTTCAGCTTCTTGGATTGAAGCAACAGATTTTCTTCAAGAGTTTTCAAATGGTTCTTTCCAAGATTATGCAGAACCAACAATTGAAGAAGTTACACGTAACGGCGCTCGCCAATCACGTGTAAGCCCAGCAGTAGTTCAGGACTAATTAAGTTTCCTGCCCCCTTCCAGCGTCCCACCATGCTGAGGGGGCAGGATTCCCTGCATTGAGGATAATAAATGTTAATCAAAGGTAAAGAAGTTCAAGAGGGTCCTAAACAACTCCCTGCTAACCCTAGACTTTGGAACATGATTACCACACAGGCAAAAACTAGATTTTCAAAACAATCCCCAGCATCAGCTCACTGGGTTCATTCTCGATATGTTCAAATGGGTGGAAAGTTTGTAGATTCTAAAAAAGATATTGACCCTAAGAATAGGGACGTAGCACAAGAAAAAACAGACAAAATTGAATCTTCTAAAAAGAAGAAGGTTACCAAGTCTATTAAGAAGTCAGTAACCAAAGATGTAAACAAGCCAGTAAATCGGCCAATAGCAAGATAGGTGGTTCCGCAAGTTAGCAAATTAATGCTAAACTACGGTAGTTAAATATTTGAATGAGAGGATTTTAGGTGAGCATAGATTTTTCACCCCCTAGTTATAGGGCCGCCTCATCTGACTTAACCATATCCATATCCCCTCTGGGATTAGTAGAACTTGCTGATGAAGAGTTTGAAGTTCATGGTCCGCGTTTAAATCGGTATTCTCTTAACTGGGCGATGTACCTAGGTCACCATACATCTTTCCGCCGCCAACAGGGCGAACCTCAAATGGTATTCAATTACTATCGAGCAATTACAGATTTTATTATTAACTTTACTTTTAGCAAGGGTGTTCAATTTAGAAGCCCTAAAGCAACAGAGGCTATTGTTCCTGATTTGCTTGAGCGCGTATGGGAAGTAGATAACAACAAAGCAACCGTACTTTGGGAGATTGGTCAACAAGGTTCTGTATCTGGAGACTGTTTTGTTAAAGTAGCATACGAAGAAGCATGGGTAGACCCAGCCGGTATGCAACACCCAGGACGTGTACGCGTATTACCTTTAAACTCATCTTTTTGTTTTCCAGAGTTTCACCCCCACGACCGCAACCGTTTGATTCGGTTTAAACTTAAGTATCGTTTTTGGGGTACATCTCTAGAAGGTACACGACAGGTATACACATATACAGAAATCTTAACTGACGATGTTATTGAAGAGTACATTAATGACGAACTAATCGATTCTCGCCCTAATCCACTAGGAACTATTCCTGTAGTTCATATGCCTAACATTAGAATTTCAGGCTCACCATGGGGCCTATCTGACTGTAATGAAATGATTTCTTTAAACCGTGCATACAATGAGACTGCCACTGACATTGCAGACATCATTAACTACCACGCTGCTCCTGTAACAGTAATCATTGGAGCTAAAGCATCTCAGCTTGAAAAGGGTGCTAATAAAGTGTGGGGCGGTCTACCAAAAGATGCAAGAGTAGAAAATCTAGAAGGTGGCGGCCAAGGTCTAAAAGGTGCCATGGAATACATGACTATGTTAAAGCGTGCTATGCACGAAATGACCGGTGTTCCAGAAACTGCTCTAGGTCAGTCACAACCAATTTCTAATACCTCTGGTGTAGCACTTGCTATCCAGTTCCAACCTTTAATGAATCGTTATCATCAAAAGATTGTTCAATACGCATACGGACTAGAGCGAGTAAATGAACTCATTCTTCGTAACTTAGCTGTTAAAGAACCAGAAACATTTACTTGGAATCCTGATAGAGACACCATTCCTAAGCCAGACCAACTTCTTCAGTTAGACCCTAATGACCCAGACACCTACAGAACGTACGTACATTTCCCACCACCACTGCCTCTAGACAAACTTATTATTCTTAACGAAATTCAATCTATGCTATCTCTAGGACTAGAGTCTAAAGAAGGAGCACTTAGAGCCCTTGGCGAAGAGTTCCCTTCAGAAAAAATTCAAGAAATTAGACAAGAGCTTATTGACGACGCCAAGGCAGACGGCGCACTTAAACTTGTTCAAACCGAAATCGCTAATGAGATTATGACCTTAACAGGCATGGTCCCAGGACCTGACGGTTCTGCTGCTCCGCTCTCACCTGAGCAAGCAGCGGGTATGGCTGCTGGCGGAGGCTCTCCTGCCCAGACACCATTGTTGGACGGAAATGTAGTCCAAGGATTACAACTAGGTGAACAAGACATCCGCTCTCGACTAGTAACCGAAGCTTATGGAACTAAAATTCCACAACGTCGCGTACCAGAAGAATACGAAAAATAAAGCACTATAGGCTGAAATTTTTTGTAAAAGGCGGAAAAATGTATGTGTAAAACCAAGAGACGGTCATTTGTGCTACGAGGGTAAAACCTCATTCGAAAAAAGACCCAGAGAACTTAAGGACGTATATGGAAACTCAAACAGAAGTGCTTGCTCAAGCTTTTGAAGCTGAAGCAAACCAAGCTCCAACTATTGTAGACGCTGGCGTTGACGCGCCAACTGTTAAGACTACAAAGACTACTGATTCATCTAAGGGTTACACCGAAGAAGATTTAGCAAAAGTTCGTAGTCAAGAGAAAGACAAGTTGTATCCGCAAATTGAAAAGCTAAAATCTGAGCTTGAAGAACTCAAGCAAATGAGAGAAGCAGAACTTGCGGCCAAGCAAGCAGAGAAAGAGGCACAGGACGCTGAAGAGCGTACTCGCCTTGAAGCTGATTTAGACGTTCGTGAACTTCTTAAAAAGAAGGAAACAGAATGGTCTGAACAGTTGGAGCGTGAGCGCCAGGAGCGCGAACGCGCCTTTGCTCTATTGGAGCGAGAAAAAACTTTTGCTGAGATTCAAAATTTCCGCCAGCAACGTCTGGAGGAAGAACGGGAAGCAATTATTCCTGAACTTTTGGACCTCGTCACAGGTAACACCCAAGACGAGATTAACACGAGTATTGAAAGTCTAAAAGACCGTTCAACTCGTATTTTAGAATCTGCGCAGCAGGCTATGCAGTCGGCTCGCAAAGAAATGACTGGAAGTCGCGTAACAGCGCCTCCAACCGGACCACTGGACATTAATTCGGAGCAACGTAACTTTACAGCTGATGAAATATCAGCTATGCCGATGAACGAATACGCAAAATATCGCCAACGCCTTTTGAGTCCAAAAGCTCAAGGCAAAGGCTCGGGATTGTTCGGCTAAACCCCCAAATCCAAATTCCAACTAAGGAGTAAAACTAAATGGCATCTGGTATTACGGGTACCGGCAATCTAGCCGCAGCCCCAACAGCCTATTCAGGTACTAACACACAGTTGACTCAAGCGATTCAGCAAATCTGGTCAAAGGAAATCCTTTTCCAGGCTATGCCAATCCTTCGCTTTGAGCAATTCGCAGTCAAGAAGACTGAACTTGGTGTTGCACCTGGTCTTCAAATCAACTTCCTACGTTACAACAACCTCGGCTTTGCTAACGCACTTGTCGAAGGTGTACGTATGCAGACAAATGCGCTAACAGCGCAACAGTTCTCAATCACTGTATCTGAGCATGGTTATGCTCTTGCAGTTTCTGAGCTACTACTTAATGCTTCTTTCGATGACGTTATGGCTTCTGCTTCACGTCTTCTAGGACGCAACATGGCTCTTTATCTTGATAAGTTGAGCCGCGACACACTCTACTCAGCAACATCCAAGATTTACGGCGAAGACCGTTCAAGTCTTTCAGCTGCAAATGACTGGTACGGCTACGGAACTGTAGGCACAACTCGTGCAAGCATGACCGGTGCATTCAACATGACTCCTCACGTAGTCAAGGATGCAGTTGAGACCTTGTCAACAAAGAACATTCCACGCTTAGGTGAGACCTATGTGGCATTCGTTCACCCTCACCAATCACGTCGTCTACGTGACGTTCCTGAGTTCATCGAAGTAACGAAGTACGCCGCTCCTGGAAACTTCATGCTTGGTGAAATCGGACGTCTATACGACTGCGTATTCATCGAAACCACACAGGTCCGCAAGGTCGCTGGTGGTGCTGGTACTTCTTACTCAGCCGATACTGCTACAACTCCAACAGTTACAGCAGGCGGCGGATATATTTCACCAGCTGAATTCACCGGTAACGGTGGTTCAGACCGCTATGACTCTATCTTCATTGGAGATAACGCATTCGGTCACGCAATCTCACTTCCAGTTGAACTCCGCGATGGCGGTATTCTTGACTTCGGTCGTGAGCATGCACTTGCTTGGTACTCAATCTTCGGTCTTGGTCTAATTACTGACCAGGCTGTAGTTATTGCAGAAACCAACTAATTTAAAAAGTTAGGGGGCGGGCTTAAAAACCCGCCCCCAACCACAAACAACAGATACTAAATCGGAGGATATAACGTGGCTAATAATAGACCGAAGGCGACTGATTACACAGGACGTCAGCGAGAAGCCCTTGCTAAAGAATTTGCTGAAGAGCAATCAAAACGTGCAGGTGAAATGTCTCTAGCTACTGCGGAAGCGCAGTTCAAAGCAGAGAACGAAGTAATCGACGCAACACAGCCAAACCGTCTAACCACTATCGTAGTTGATGAAGTTAAAACAACTGGGGCAAGTGGAAACGACACAGTAGTTATCCGTGTTACAGATGATATTGAAAACATGACTTTAGGTGCAGGAACTAGTTATACGTTTAAGGTTGGTAACAAATATTCTGTTACTAAAGACGTTGCAGCTCACCTTCAGGAAAAAGGATACGTGGCTCAGATTCTCTAAACGCACGATTAGGCGGGGCAGCGGGCGCTATTTGTAGCCCGCTGTTTCGTTTAACCAGTTTTTAAACCTGCTACACGGCACCATTAGAGTAGCCTGTTATGCGTGAATAAGGAGTAAATGTGGCAACTCTTGCAGACTTTGTATCAAAGGTCCGTATGGAGCTTGGCGACCAACCCAAACAATTCACGAAGACTTTCACAGGTGACGGAAGTACCGTAGATTTTGTTCTTGGAGTCAAGCCCGTTGATACGTCAACACTATTAGTGACCGTAAACGGTGTTGCTAGAGCTAACCCAACTCACTTTACTATTGAAGCTCAACACGGAGTTATTCACTTCGTAACAGCTCCTGCGCTTAACGCAGTTATAAATGTAACAGGAAGCGTATTTAGATACTTTTCAGATTCAGAAATTACTTATTTTGTTAATACTGCAGTAACTCAACACACTTTCAATAGAACAGATAGCTATGGAAGAGCCATGACTATTGGAATGCTTCCCGAGGTTGAGGTATACCCAGTAACCATCTTGTCATCGATAGAAGGCCTATACACATTGGCCACAGACGCTGCTTTTGACATCAACATCTTTGCCCCAGACGGCGTGACCATACCGCGTTCTGAGAGATACCATCAGCTTACAAATCTTATACAACAACGCATGGAACAATACAAAATGCTATGCGCTGCTCTAAACATAGGAATTCACCGTATTGAGGTTGCTACTCTACGTCGAGTAAGTAGAACTACTAACAAACTTGTTCCGATATTCATGCCTCAAGAAATCGATGACTCACGTCGTCCAGAGCGTGTATACCTTCCAAACGACATGACTGGCAGAACGCCTCTTCCAAGCACAGCTGGAATTTATGACATCATCCTTCAGCAGGGGGACTCTTGGTATGGAATATTTGATTTTCCAGACAACACTAATTTTAATGATTTAGTATTTAAAGCCCAAATTAGAACATATCCTAGCTCTCCATCACTGTGGGCTACTTTTACAATTACAGTTGAAAACTCAACTACTAAAAAATTAAGACTTGCATTAACTAAAGCACAGACACAAGTTATACCTGTAAGAGCGTTTTGGGATTTACAAGCTACTTCAATAAGTGACCCAACATTTGAACAAACTTATATTCGTGGACAAATATTCTGCGAAAGAGAAGTTACTGACTGATGCCTGATGAAATTATTGTCACACCACAAACTCCTGTTGAAGTAACTGTCTCTACTGGTACAACAGGCTCACAAGGACCAACTGGCCCTACAGGTGCTACTGGACCTGTTGGTAGTGCATCTACTGTTACTGGACCATCTGGTGCAACAGGCCCTTCAGGTCCTACAGGACCAACTGGTGCTACTGGTCCAACAGGTCCTCAAGGTATAACTGGCCCTGTAGGCCCACCAGGTACCACAGGTGCAACTGGTGCTACTGGTACCCCTGGTGTAACTGGTCCAACAGGTCCCGCTGGTGTTGGCGTAAACATATTAGGTTCTTATAACAGTGAAGCAGCACTTAATGCTGCACAGCCAACTGGAAATGCTGGCGAAGGTTATCTTGTAAATGGAAATCTTTATGTATGGGACCAAGCAAATGATGTTTGGGAAAACGTTGGAAATATTCAAGGACCAACAGGTCCACAAGGTACACAAGGACCGACAGGAGCAACAGGTGCGGCAAGTACAGTTACTGGACCTACGGGTCCTACAGGAAGCACAGGATTACAAGGAGCAACTGGACCAACTGGAGCTCAAGGAAATGTGGGAGCTACTGGACCAACTGGTGCCACAGGAGCTACAGGATTAACTGGTAGTACTGGACCAACTGGTGCAACTGGTCCTACTGGTGCAAGTGCTCTATGGAATTTTAGAGGACCTTATAGTGGTGGTGAATCTTACGCAGTCGGTGATGTAGTAACTTACAACGGACAGACTTGGTACCGCACACACGCTAACGGTGGAAACGTAGGAGACACTCCTCAAGCGGGATTTATTTGGTCATTAATTGCAGACGTTGGAGATATAGGACCAACAGGTCCAACAGGACCTACTGGTGCTGCGTTTGGAATTTATTATTTAGGAAACTACAACCCAGCTAATGGTTATGTAACAGACATTGCTGTAGTAAGGGGTTCAGATGGGCAACTCTATCTTGCTAAGGCAAGTGGTGCGCTTGGTGACCCAGTTGATTATTTAACCAATGGTCAGTGGGAAATTTGGATTCCTAAGGGTCCTACAGGACCAACTGGTGCAACTGGTGCAACAGGTGCACAAGGTATTCCTGGAACTGCAGCAGCACAAGGAGAAACTGGACCAACAGGTCCGCAAGGTTCTACTGGACCGACAGGTCCAACTGGTGCTGCAAGCACAGTAACAGGACCAACAGGTCCAACGGGACCAACAGGTGCTGCTTCAACAGTTACAGGACCAACAGGTCCAACTGGTGCAGCAAGCACAGTAACAGGACCAACAGGTCCAACGGGACCAACAGGTGCTGCTTCAACAGTTACAGGACCAACAGGTCCAACTGGTGCGTGGGCGTATTCAAGTTCTACACCTCCAGTAGGTGCAGCCGCTGGTGATGCTTGGTTTGACCCTAATACAGGCGGAATTTTTATTTATTATGATGGATACTGGGTTGAGACTGGTGCAGCACCAATTGGTCCTACAGGACCACAAGGAGTTACCGGCCCTACAGGAGCTATTGGAGCAACAGGTGCTACAGGACCTGCGGGCTCATCTAGTGCAGGAAGCATTGGAACATCTTGGTGGTTAGGAGTATAAATGGCAGGAATTGAACGTTTAGCGGTAGGTCGTCTTTCCTCGACGGTTGCATACGGTTCTTCTGGAACTACCCTATTTACTTCTACAGATTATTATTTAGTATCCGTAATTGCAACAAATACAACCGCAGCAGATGTAAACATCTATGTATATGTAATT